CCTATTAATATTCCATTATCATCTGATACTAAATTTAAATTTGATACCGTAGCTGTTGCATTACTTGTTTTTCCGCACAAACTCATACCCAATGTAAAGTTTCCGTAATGAAGCGAATCACTAGTAGATTGTAATGAAGAAGTATCTACATTCAATATTGAAGATTGTGGTCCATATAAAGTAGAAATGCCTACATTTGGTTGATACGGATTTATGTTATAAGTTGAAGTTGGATTGCTTATAGACCCTGTTTTGTGATTAGGGGCACAAATTTTAAATGAGATTGCATTTCCATTGTTGTCAATACCATTAACAATTTCTCCTGGCACAAATGTTCCAACTACATTTGAAATTTGCACTAGTTTAGGGAATGCATAATAATTATCTACTGAGCTATTAGACAAATTTCTAGAATCAAAAATTAAATCAAATCTAGTGGTTGGTTTAAGCCTAGACCCAATAAATTCAATATTTCTAGATCTAATATATTGAATATTTGTAGAAACCTGAGTATTTTCAACTTGCCCTCTCCTATTAACATCAGCTATAAACTGATCTTCAGGTACACTAACAGTCCATGTGTCTGTGTTTGGATTGAGCTCAAGCCTTCCCTGCCAAGTTACTATATTAAATGGATTGACATTTACAATTCTACTTGCAAAGGGTTGTTTTTGCTGAATTGCTTCAGTATAATCTAAAGTAATATTATTTCCTGTTGTTTTTAGATTTGTTGTAGCATCTAAATTTAAATTAATTTGATTTTTAGTTTTTATTGGAACTAGAGTATTATTTTTAATATCAGCTCTGAACAGAGGGTCTCTAGTATTTGATGTATTGTATGTACTAAAATTATCTACAAAAAATCCACACTTAAATCTATTAAATCCTTGAGAATCTTCTATGAGTAAATTTTTAGTGGAAGTTTCTAACAATGATAAAGTTGTATAATATTCCAAATTAACAATTCTATGCTCCATGTCCCTTAAATTTGACATAGTGTATCTTTTATTGTCTGTCAATATAATTTGAATATCTTTTTTTACATCAAATACATAAGGAGAACTTATTACTGTAGCAATATCTAATACTTCGTCTGAAATTTTTGGAATAACTGGACTTTCACTTGGCTCTCCTAATATTAAATTAAAGATTCCACTACTGTTTAAAGTTAATTTATCAATTCTTGGTAAATAGAATTTATAGTCAAATATAAATGATTCATTTGATGCCAGAATTTGTGCAGAATTATTTGCTCCTACATTAAAATTTCTGGATTGATATTCAAATGGACTAATTTGAGTTAGTGTATAATCAACTACTCTAGGTCTAATGTCTATTGTGTCAGTATTTCTAATTCCTCCATATGTTGGAACTTTGTTTCCATATAGATTGCTAGGATAGCTATTTACTGATATTAAATCTCCAGAATCTGTAGATTCAAATTTAAGATAATCAAAGATGATTTTTAACTTTGCTGAAGGAAGTTTTGTTGCATTTTTTCTTAAAATTCTTCCAAAATCATAAAAATGCTTTCTCTGTCCATTATCCAAATCAAAATCTGATACAATATTTGGTTCTCCTTCAATTACTGTTAAAATGCTTGCAGTTTTGTTAGACTCTGCAAAATTAATCATTTCAGATTGTACAAATTTACTATTAGATTTGTAAACAAGAGAAATGCTACTACTAGAATTTTTTTGAACGTAAATAGCAACAGACCCTGAAGTTTCTCCAACAAAAACTTCTCCAAGAATTAAAGAGTCTACATTGACTCCAGAAACTGTAACAGTTGGAAGTTGGGGGTCACTCGATGTTGAAGATTGGAATATTCCATGAACTTCTACAATATCAGCAACATTTAAACTAATCTCATCATCTTCAACTCTAGTTCCATATACAGTTCCATATGTTAAACTAGGATGTCTTGATGGATCATATTTAGTTTTTGATATTATGATTGATTGTGATTTTTGATATTTTTTATATTTTGATGTAATATTAGATTTAATTTGGGTTGTTATTAATTTGGCTTGAGATGCAGATGCAACACTTAAATTGTTAAATTGTGCATCCTTTCCTTCGTTAGATATTACAAAATTAGAGATTGCCAATTTAATATTATTACCAGAATCATCTACTAAGTTATATCTCTCTTCATCAAAATCAGTGTATACGAAATTAGTATTGACTAAAGTTGGCAATGTTAATGAATTTGTTGCAATGTTCAATCCACTATAATATTTTTTAGCAAATATATTTGATTGTAAGAAACTAATTTCAGATATATTATTATTATTTAATTTTGAGTATAATGAAGAATCATCTAAATTAATTATTTCTGGTCTTATTATGCTAATATTTTGAAGTGTTGTTGATATTCCAACAGTACCATTGCACACATTAGGAACATTAGCAACTGATACTAGAGTGATGTTTGATGATGTTGGATCAATTACACTAATTTTTGAAAATATAGGAGAAGAAATGCTACCTACTGAGTATCTAATTATATCATTTACTTTCATGCTGTTGGTAAATGAACTTCCATTTTCTCTAGAAAGCACTCCTGAAGAAGAAATCTTAAATGGACCTTCTATTAAAGTTTGTTTAGATAAAACAGTATCAGCATAGAAACTTTGCAAATTAATAGACTTTACATCATCTAATGAGTAATCTGTAGTTGATGATACTATAGATGCAACACTAAGTCCTGACACTACTAAAGGTTCATTTTTTATAAATTTTCCAGAAACTTGATATAGTTTAATTGTAGTAGAATTAATAGATACTACATATCCAGAAGCATTACTATAAGACCCTTTAATATAGTTGCCCAAAGCGAGACCTGATATTGCTACGTTTAGTACAATAGTTGTGTAAATTTGAATGTCAAACAGATATATATTTGATTGACTGGATTCATTCTCATATGAAGTTATGTATGATTTAAAATCATACATTCTGGCATTTCCTATGATGTTTCCTGTTGATATTTTACTAGAATCAAGTCTGCCATCATATAGAACAACTGAATTTGCAGAAGTTAATCCAATTTGTGGCAAGTTTTTGATATTATTTACTCTAATTAAATTTCCAGCATAAAAGTTTGAAGCTGATGACTCTACTTGTTTAGTAGTTCTTGGTTTAATTAAATCTATAACTTCAGTCCCAGTTACAACTTCATAACCCTTTACATAAGATTTTCCTGGAGATACTTTTACTATTGCTAAGTTTTCAGATGGAGGTGTTCCATTTGGTGTTTTTTGTGTATCTAAATAGAGTCCTGAATTTCCAAGTCTATTATTCAGAGATTCTAGAGGTTCTATGTTAAATGGAGAAATGTAATAATTTCCTGATTCGTCAAAAGTTCTTCTTGCCAATATTTCATTTAATCCAGAAAATTGATCATTCTGTTTAATTTTTTTTACAATACCATTAGTTACTCTAAATAATTCTACAAAATCATCATCAATAAAATCGTCTAATAGCTTTTTAGTTAAAGTTAATTTAATTTCAAATCTATCTGATCCAGGTGCAGCATAGTTACTAAATCCTTGAGCATTGTCATATAAAGAATCATCATCTTTATAATTTACAATAGATTCTTTTACATTAAGTCCAATTCTATATGATGGAGTATTTGTATATTGATCTAATATTACCAAATCTTTTGATATATTTACAAAATATCCTCTTATAAAATAAACTCCAGATTCTATTTTTGCAGAAGACCCTACAGATGAGGCACTTCTTGATGCAGGAGAACTAACTTTACACACATTTTGTCCAATATTATATAAAGTAGTTCCAATAGTTACGTCAGACAAAATTGACAATTCTTCTCCATTTTGAAATGTAGTAGTATTGAAATCACTTGAAGATGAATTCTGATATTTTATATAAAGAGTTGTAGAGTTTCTAGTAGATTCTAAAGAAGAAATAACATGCTCAATTTTTGCAGTCACTCCAGTTATATTGCCCTTAACTGATATTCCAATTAAATTTGAGTAATATGATTCTACAGATACTCCTTTGTATGTAGATTCAACTTCAATACATGTGAATGTTCCATCATATGCAAAATTTCCTGGTACTACAATTCCGCCATTTGTATAAAAACTATTACCAAATTTTTCAATTTGATTTTGGAGAATTGACTGTAAATTATTTAATTCTCGTGTCTGTACAGTTACTCCAGGCTTAAATAAAACTTTATAATAATTTTTATCTTCATTAAAATCATCATAATATGGATTTGTGTTTAGATTGGTGCTTTGTGACATTTTTTAAAACTCTATTACAATTTTAACATCTTCTCTTTGATTTTGTTGCCTTGTTACTGGAGATCTATTTTCAACATATAATATCTCTCCACTCTTTATATTTATATCTGGTTTAGATATTCCTCCAGAAAAAACTTGACCAAAGTAAACTTCTCCAAGACTTGATCCTGAAAAATTAGAATCTATAGTATATGAAGTAGCCTGAATTTTAATTACAGAATTATTAAATTCTCTATAAGTATATGATGATGCTGTAGTAACCCCAGTAAATATTGGATTTGTGTAAAAGGGGTCAAATGTTTTTGTTACTCCACTTGAAGTGTATGTAAAAATATAGTCTTCTCTTGGCTGAATATATTTAATCACATCAGATGCTCCATATCCAACAACAGATTTTCCAATAAGTCTTCCTGATGCTTTTGTTGATTGCTGAGTTATATTGGAATTTAAAGGTTCTGAAACATTTTGATTTAATAATTTAATAGAATATATTCCACTTCCTGTAGATTGTGTAAAATTTGAAGATGATCCATAAGATTTTATGTTTTTAATAATACCAATTCTTGCAAATTGATTACCTTCAATAAAATCTGGATTAGTTATATCTGAATTTTCAATTCTTGAATATACTAATGCTCTAAATGCTCCCAATTCTTTATATAAATCATATCCATGTCCACCATCTGGAGGGATAATTACATTAAAAATTGAAGTGCCTTCAATTGGAGATACTATAGAGTTTAAATCTAATGTAGCAAAGGTATACCCGCTACCTTTATTTGTTACTATAACTTTAATTGGATATGAATCTGAATTGAATTCTACTCTAGCATACCCGTTTGCCCCGTCTCCAAGTATTGGCACATTATTAAAAATTAATTCTGATCCAATATTGTATGCAGTAGAGTTTTCTATTAAGATTATTTCAATTTGTCCAG